CGTAGATATCAACGTAAAGTGAAGTATAGTATATATATACGTATTTTTTTGGCGGCAAAAAAGCCCGCCGAAGCGGGCTCGCCTAGAACGCGTGCTCGAACCCTCGCCACCTCGTGCAGGCCGGAGGGTCGAACAGCTTGTGCGCCCTGATCTCGTCGCGCCCGAGCGAGACGGTGAACGTACCGCTCTCCATGGAGTAGCGGTACGATGCGCCGCATCCTTCCAGCGCGTCGATCTGCGCTTTCGTCCCTTCGAGCAGAACGTCGAATATGTCCTCGATCTTGTTCATGATATGCCCTTCATTCTAACATAGCGGTCGATGATCTTCTGGATGTACGCGTGCCTCTCGTCGTCTCCGGCGCTGTTCAGGCGCCAATAGCGCTCGCTTCCGTGCCTGTTGAGCCAGATGCGCGCCTCCAGCTCCTCGTGCAGGATCGTGTCGACGAGCTCGGCGTCCCCGGGCTTGGCCTGCTTGCCGATGTAGACCGGGCCGGCGTACTTCCGGCCGTCGCCGTCGTAGCCGACCTTCGTCAGCCCCGGAGTCCTGATCCTGCCGTTGTACGTCGGCGGCGCCGAGAACCTGACGCCGGCGAGCGCGCCCGACGCCAGCGCGTCGATCCTCTCCTGGCTCGCCGGGTGCCTGTAGCGCCCCGCGGCCTTCGCCTTCGCCGCGGCTCTCAGCGCCCTGGGCTGCGCGCCCACGCCGTACGCCTTCTCGCGCGGGTAGTTGCGCACGAGGCCGCTCTCCTCGCAGTGCTTCCGCAGCGCCTGCTGCTGGCGGCCGAGGAGCAGGCGCTTCTGCGCGTAGCGGGGCGTCTCCAGCCCGATGCCGGCCTGCTCCATGGCCGCTATCTCCCGCTTCGTCCCGCGCACGCGCCGCTCCAGCTCGCGCTGGCGCTGCATGGCCTCGTAGCACTCCTCCGACGTCATCCCGAAATGACCGGACTCGCGCGGGAACGACAGGTCGGGCAGCTCGGTGACGCCGGGGTAGTACGGCCCTATGGAGTGGCGGCAGTTGACCCCTTTGAGGCCGCCCACGCCGCCGTACCCGGTGAGCTGGATGAGTCCGGGGTACTGGACCCCTCCGACGAGCTTGGGGCCGGAGACGCAGCACGGGCGGCCCTGCCACTCGGCATGGGACGGGCGAGCGCCGTAGTGGGCGGACGTTATCACGAGATCGTGGCCGATCGCGGCCAGGCGGGCGAGCGTCATGCGCCCCCCGGCCTGGGACGCCTGGCTCACGACGTGGCGGCGCACGGCCACGTCGATCTGGCTCATGATCCCGCTCTTGTAATCGATCGTCTCGACGCCGTGCGCCGCGATCCTGCAGACGGCGCGCGCCAGGATCCGGTCCAGGGGGTCGACGCCCAGGTTGCGCGCCGCTATCGCGTCGCCGGCGACCTCGTACCACAGCCGCTCCGCGGCGCCGGCCATGGCGATGTTCTGCCGCGCCACGATCTCGGCGAGGCCCAGGGCGGTTTGGTGGGAGATCTCCGCCCACGCCGCGGACGCGCCGTCCATGGCCCGAGCGACTGCCGCCGCTCCGTAGTACGCCTCCAGGTCCGACACGTCGCGCGCGTCGGCGCGCTCCAAGGCGGCCAGCGTGCGCGAGCGCACCTCGCCGGACACCTTCGAGGCGTGCTCGGCCAGGATCTGGTCGAGCCTCGCGCGGTTGGCCCTGGCGAGCGCTTCGAGCGCTTCCGCCTGGGAGCCTCCGATGATCCCGTCCGCCAGGCCGTCCACCAGCGCTCGCGTCAGGTCGGCGACCAGGCGCTCCTCCGCGCCGTGCACGATCGCGTCGGCCAGCGCTCCGACGTCCTCGGGCTCGACCGCCATGGCTTAGGCCTCGACGGGGAGCGCGGAGGACGCGTCCGCGAGCCCGCACTCCTCGCGTGCCTCGTCCTCGCTGTAGCCCTGCCAGCGCACCATGTAGCGCCACGGGGCCAGCAGGCCCGCCGCCACGTCGGCGCGGTCGCGCTCGCGAAGGCTGTCGTCGTCCTGGATGATCGAGTCGCCCATCACGACGTTGACCGCGCCCTCGATATCGGGGATCGCCAGGCCGCCCAGGCTGCGGCACACGGATGCGGCGGCCGTGACGATGCCCTCGATGGCGGGGCGCACGATCTGCTCGTGCTTGTGGACGGTGCGCATCATCTCGGCGTTGTCGGACGCGACCTGCTTGGCCGTGGCCACGCCGCCCGACTCGTCCAGGGCGTAGTACTTGGTGCCGAACCCGCAGCGCTTGCCCAGCACCTGCAGCGCGGTGGACAGCATCCTCACGTCCTCGTCGGCGCGCAGGCTCGGGTTGTACTCGGTGATCATGGGCCGCCCGTCCGCGTACACCGTCGCGTCCTTGAGGGCGACGTAGAACTGCAGGCGCTCCTCCTGCGGCAGCATCATCCGGCCGGTCGCCTCGTCGCGGCGCAGCATCGCTTCGGGAATCATCACCATCTTGCGCCCCAGCACCAGCTCGTTGCCGATGTTGTCGAACGCCAGCTCGGTCGTCTCGATCGCTCCCAGGGCCGCGTCGAACAGCGCCACGCCGAACGGCGACCCCTCCCAGTACGGGTTGTCGAGGGCGAGCGTGACAAGCTCGAACGTCTTGCGCGGCTGCCGCGTGCTGATCGCGCCGTCCGAGTAGCCGTCCGGCACGACCGTCTCGCCGTCGTCGCGGAAGAACCGGGTCATGATCTCGTAGTCTCCGCGGTCGTTCGGCCGGTGAACCTCGACCTGGGTCAGCAGCTCGCCGCGCACGGCGACCTGCGAGACGAACGCGCAGGCCGTGCACTCCTCGCCGTCCCAGTCGAGCGGCGCGATGTGGCGCGCGTCGTAGCGCTGCGGCGACACGCCGAGGCCGGGCGATCTGCCGAACGCCTGCACTCCGCGCAGGTGCAGGGCCCACGCCCCCGTTCCGGTGGCGCACATGCGCTGCACGAGCTGGGGCGCGCCGTCGTCGAAGCGGGTGCGCGCGAGCCAGCCCGCGAGCCATTCGGCGGCCTGGCCGGCTTGGCCGTCCTCGGCCACGCTCACGCTCGCCCGCTCGTTGTAGATCAGGCCGGCCATGTCCTCGCACACCATGCGCGCCGGCGTGCAGCTGCGCACCTTGACGGTGTGAGGCGTGCCGTTGACGTCGCGCAGCTCGCTGACGTAGAAGTCGGCCTCGGACCTGTAGTAGCGCCACCACTCGTCCACGAATCCGCTCATGGGGGTCTCGATGCAGGCCGCCGGGTAGCCGAGCCCCTGCAGCCACCTCTCGGCCGCGCCCCTCCAGCCGCCGCCCTCCGTCGCGATCTTTGCCATTGCCTGTCTCCTTACGGTGTGTCGGGGTCTGCTATGAGGTCGAACACCGCGTAGCGCACGGCGTCGATAGCGTGGTTGTCCTTGTCCGGGTACCCGCGGAAGCGGCCCTCTTCGTCGATCTCCGCGCGGTAGCGGACGAACTCCTGGTAGGCGAGGGGCGCGCGGCGGCGGTCGATCACGATGCGCGCGCGCCCCTTGAGCCACACGATGCCGTCCGCGACGGGGACGCGCTTCGACGCGCCCACGGCGTTGATGCCGTAGGCGCGGTAGTCCGCGATGCTCTTGCGCTCCGCGATGTCGCAGCGCACCTCGTTGGCCGGCAGGTCGCGGCGGAACACGGGCTCGCCGTCCTCGTCGCGGATCGCGCGCCCGTCCGATCCCCGCTCCGCCAGGTGCTCCTTGACGACGGCCGCCGTGTCGGCGTTGAGCATGTGATGGCGCCACTCCTCGCCGTAGATGACGAGCTCGCGCCGCTTGCGGTCGTAGGCTACGTCGAGGAGCACCCAGGGGTCCGTCTCGTAGCCCCAGTCCAGGCCGCGCCGGATCCACCCGAACTCCGCGATCTCCTCGTCGGTGACCTCGCACTCCTCGACGTTGCGGAAGACGCGGCCCTGGAGCTCTATGCACTCGCCGTCCAGCTCGTTCCTCGCCGCCTCGGGGCTCTCGCGGTACATGCGCTCGGCGTTGGTGACGAAGCGCGCGCCCAGGAACTCCTCGGGCACGTCGCGCCAGGTGGAGTGGTGCACGAGGACGGCGGGGTCGTCCGCCTTGTCGGAGGCCTCGCGGTTGGCCCAGTGCTCCGAGTCCGGGGGAGGGTTGAACAGCTTGAACTCGAGGCCGTAGTCGGCGCGCAGCACTGAGTACTCGACGTTGCGCACGTCGGCCGGGTCGAACTGGGAGTACTCCTCCCACGTCAGGATCTCGATCTTCTTGCGCGGATCGTCGAACGTGATGGACTTGAGCTTCTCCGGATCGTCCAGGCCGCTGAACAGGATCTTCTGCCCGGTGGCGTTGTAGACGACCTCCATGGGCGACACCGATGCCGTGAAATCCGCGTCCTCGCCGGAGCGCCCGATCGTCATGCCGCGCTTGCGGATCGCCCACAGCACGTTGGCGTAGCAGCTGCGGCGCAGGGTGTTGGCGAAGCGCCGCATGCACAGCCACATGGCGTTCGGGCGCGCCAGGAACACGTCGAGCTGCTTCTGGTACGCGTAGCTCGACTTCGCGGATCCGCGCCCGCCTTTGAGGACGACCTCCTGGATGCCGGCCTCGACGGCGCGGGAGACCGCGCAGAACGTCGGGGCGATGGCGGCGGACAGATCGAACGGGGGAGCCTGGCGGGCCGCGGGATCCGCGTCCTCCCGCTCCGCCTGCCGGTCGGAGTCGAGCAGAGCCATGTTCTTGGACAGCGCCTCGTAGGCCTTGACGTCGCCCTCGGCGGCGCGCATCACCATGGTGGCGGTGACGGCGGCGGCGTTGGTGCGCTCGTCGGGATCCAGCCCCATCAGCTCCATCGCCTTGTTGTGCTTCGGCGACGCCGAGTCCATCGACAGGATCAGCCGCGCGGCCTCCTTGAGGCTCGCCAGCTCGCGCCTGCGTGCGCCCGAGCGCAGCCCGCCGGCGCGCCCCTTCTCCCGCGCTTCGCTCGTGCTTCGGATCTTGTGGGGCTCTATGTTCTCGGGATTCGCCATGCCGGGCATCTTGCCAGGCGCGTCACACGGATGCGCCCCGCCGGGAGGGGGACGGCGGGGCGCGAAGAGGAGGGTGCCGACACGTCGTCGGCACGTTGCATGATGGGGGA